CAGGGGGTAGTGGGTTCGAATCCCGCTACCCCGACGAAAAAATCAAGTCAAGAAAAATTGAATGGTGTTGAGCTGATACAGTTTGTATCGGCTTTTTTCGTTTGTGTAAAATAGGTGTAATTAGACCTCGTTTTGGGGCAAATAAAGAGGGTAATTCTTTGAAATATCTTTGAACTGTTTTTTAATTATATCTCTATTTTCATCCATTTAAGGGAAAATAAGACAATTTTCTATCAATTCAGACCGATTCAAGCTGTTTAATGCGATTTTAAACCTTTAAAAAACATTAAAACAGTATGGCAACATTTAAAGCAATTGTATTTAAGGGACATCTAAAACAAGATGGAACATCAAATATTAAAATTAGAATCTATCACAATAGAGAGTCACAGTATATAGCCACTTGTTATTTCATTCAACCTGAAGGAATGGATGGAGTCGGCCGGATCTTGCCTAATGTGGCAAATGGAGAAATGATAGAGTATGAGATCAATGCATATATCCAAAAGATCCGGAGAGAGTATTTAAAGCTAGGACAAGATAGAACACAATTTATGTCTTGCAAGGATCTAAAAGAACAAATAGAGAAATCTCTTGCTCCTGATGCCGAATTTATTGATTTTGTAGAGTTCGCTCAAAACATAGTAATTCAAACCAAAAAGAAGAAAACAGCCGAATGGTACAGTTCTTCTATTGCTACCCTATGCTGGTACACAAAAAGAAAAAAGATAGATATTAAACTCATCACCTCATTCTTGCTAAATAAGATGATTAAAGACCTATATCAATCAGGTCCAGCCGGTATTCCGCTAGAACCCGGTACGATAAACCATTACCTTAGGGGCTTGAGAGCACTATACAACAAAGCAAAACTCCTTTATAACAATGAAGACTTTGATATCATAAGAATCCCCGGTGATCCGTTTAAGAAGGTCGATATTCCAGAGTATCGAAGGAAAAGAAAGAATATAGATATCATTACCTTGCTAAAGATCAGGGATTTCCAATCTAATAAAAAACGCACTAATATGGCACGTGATGTCTTTATGATGATGTTCTACATGATGGGAGTCAACATCAATGACCTATATAGCATTTCGTGTGAACGCCGCGGAAGACTGGAATATACGCGTTCTAAAACGAATACAGAGAAGAATCACGAACAGGTGCCGCTTTCCGTCAAGATTGAGCCAGAGCTTCGCGTCCTGCTCAATAAATACACAGAGGGGTATTTCCTCTCCTACTTTCATACTAATTATTGTAGCCTGAATAATTTCATGCGAGCAATCAATAATGGGCTGAAAGATATTTGTCTGAATCTAGAACTCGACTTCAAAATCACCACGAACTGGGCCCGCCACAGCTGGGCCAGCTTGGCAAGAAATAAGGCCGGAGTACCGAAGGCAGACATTGACTTCTGTCTCGGTCATGTGAATAATGATTATAAGATGGCTGACATCTACATTGATATAGATTATAGCATTTGTGATAAAGCAAATCGCACTGTATTGGATTTATTACAGAAAAAAGAAGAAAAAAAAGACTGAAACGTTTGCAAATACAAAAACTCTATATATATTTGCAAACAGAATGGTGTTGAGCTGGATGAAACAATAGTTTTATCCGGCTTTTATTGCATATACATGCTTCAATAGCTCTTATTACTGAAACTCATCTCTTCTTTACGCTATGCGCCGCAAAACAATGACGCATGGAAATTACAGTTTCAAAAACAGCTTTATTAGATAAGCTGAAATCAATCGGGCGAATTATACAGCCTAAAAACACAATACCAGCTTATGACAACTTTTTGTTTGTCGTTGATGAAGATGGTCTTATTCTAGTAACAGCAGGAGAAGAAGGCGGACGCATCTCTACAAACGTAGATGGTAATGCAGACTTCATCAATTATTCTTTCATGGCTAATGCCAAGACATTACTCGACGGATTAAAAGAGATCCCCGAACAGCCATTGACCATATCCATCCTTGAAAAGGAATTGATTGTCAAGTACGCTAATGGCAGGTTTTCAATACCACTTGAAAAAGGCGATCAATACCCATCCATGAACACAGATGATACTGCCAGCCCATTTCTTGTTTCTGGTAATGACTTATTATACGGAATAAGACAAGTCTTGATCTGTAGTGCCAATGATGAACTCCGTCCGGTACTGAATGGTGTCTATTTTGATATCGGTTTAGATTCAATGTCATTTGTCGCAACAGATGGTACCCGTCTAGCAATGATTGAGAATCCATCCGCTTATACGCGCAAGGAACGGGCAGCCTTTATCCTGCCGAGCAAGTTTGCTAAAATCCTTTCTAATATTGTTCCGGAGGATTGCATGGAAGTAGAGATATCAGTAAATCAGACTAATATTTTATTTGAGTTTGATTCATACCGGTTAATCTGCCGTATGATCGAAGGCCGGTACCCTAACTATCGTGTCGTTATCCCTCAAAAACAGCCCAATCGTGCAGTATTAAAGAAAGCCGATATAGTCTCAGCTCTAAAACGTGTATCTGTCTTCTGTGATGAAAGTTCGTCTTTAGTAGTACTCAAGTTCGATTCCGACTCTCTTAAAATAGCAGCTCATGATTTAGATTTTTCCAAGTCTGCAGAAGAAACGATTCCCCTGCAGTCAGGCTGTAATATTGAAATCGGCTTTAGAAGCAGTTTCATAATTGAAATGGTAAATAATATTCCTTCAGAAGATATTGCCATCACCATGAGCGATCCATCGAAAGCCTCAATCTTTACCCGCTGCGATGAAGAAGTTCGTAGCCTTACTTATCTATTAATGCCTTTATCAATTAATTATTAATGCTATGGGAAAAGAGAATCAATCATTTAAACAGGTTATTCAATCATACCTAGAAGAACGAGCAAAGAAAGACTCTCTCTTTGTTGCCTCTTTTGCGAAGCCAAACAAGAATATAGATGAATGTTGTAATTACATTATAGGCGAAGCAAGAAAACGCGGTGGTAATGCTGTATGTATGTCTGATGATGAGGTATTCGGGTTAGCAGTCCATTACTACGATGAAGACAATATCAAGGTAAATAAACAATCAAAATCGAAAGTGGTAGTTCCTAAGCAACCTGAAAAGCAAAAGGAACTAACGTTAACAGTTGAGAAGCCTAAACCGGAACAGGTTGCTCCTAACAAACGTAAAGGGAAGAAAAAAGAAATAACATCAGGACAATTTTTATTATTTGAGGACCTATGAAACCAAAAACAGCATTACAGAGACAGGTTGTAAAGCTGAGTGCTAAGCTTCCTGCTATTACTAAAAATCAGACCGCCTGGGCAATTAAAAAATGCTTTGAGGTGGAAGGGTTCCATAGGGCTAAAAAGATTTGGTGTACTGAGTGCGGAGAAGTCTTTGAGGCTAAAGAATCTTATTTGTCATACTCTTTATTGGGTGCGAATTGTCCTTGTTGTGGAAAGCACCTTAAAGTACAAAGAAGTCGTAAAAGGGTATATTCACCTCAAGCAATGTACTTCACGCTTATAACCACGATCGGAGGATTCCAAGTTTTAAGGCATTTTGTTATTTCCAAGTCCTGCCGCGTAGGCCAACCTGCCGACATGAAGATCCACGAAGCTGTTCAGAATTGGATATCACCCAAAGGTATTGAGGTAATAATGTCCAAATCATCCAGCTATTGCTATGGAGCTTATGATCATTGGTGTTGGAGTTCAGACATGGAAATACGTTCTGATTATGGTATAAAAGACAAATACCACATTTGGGCAAGTCATATCAAAACCATAAGACTACTCCCAAAACTGAAGTATGCTGGAATCGATGAGAATTTTAATGGTATCACTCCCGATATCCTATTCAGGATGTTATTGCGTTATCCGTTTGTTGAGACATTGATAAAGCAAGGCGATAAAGAACTATTGGAATATATGGAAGATAATATAACCCAAGTTGGAAAGTTCTGGCCAGCAATAAAAATAGCCAGACGTCACGGCTTTAAAATTACGAAACGTACCGATCTGAGAATGTATTTTGATTACTTGGAAATGTCCAATACCATCGGAAGAGATATTCGTTCTCCTAAATACGTCTGTCCAAAGAATCTAAAGCAAGCTCACGATGAAGTGATGAAAATAAAACAGAAAATAGATGCTAAGATTGACTTTGAGAAAAAGAGGAAACAAGCAATAAAAGATGAGAAAGAATATCTAAAACAGAAAGGTCGTTTCTTCGGTATAGAATTCGGTGACAATCTTATCCAGATTGGCGTTCTACAAAGCGTTATGGACTTCTTAGAAGAAGGTAAAGAAATGCACCATTGTGTGTTTACCAATAAATACTACAGTAAATCAGAGTCTTTGATTCTAACAGCTCGTATTGGTAATAAGCGCATCGAAACGGTTGAAGTAAATCTGAAAACTTTGAGTGTTGTCCAGTCACGGGGTGTTTGCAATAATAATACTGAGTACCATGAACGCATTATTGGACTCGTGAAAAAAAATATGAACTTAATACGTCAGAAACTGACGGCATAGCATACAATGACCTATATAGATTATATAAACCAATTTTGGAAGATGAATCGAAGTGTAGAATTCAGCCCGAACGAAGTCTTTTTGTACTTCTATCTCTTGAATGAGTGCAATATTCGGGGTTGGCAGAATCCGTTTGAGCATCCCAACAAGACTATCGTCCTCGCAACCGGTATATCAGAGAAAACCGTCATTGAAGTTAGGAACAGATTGCAGCAAAAAGGTTTAATAACCTTCGAATCGGGTAAGAAGAATGCGAAATCGCCAGTTTATTACTTACTTGACGAAAGTAAAACGGTAAGTAAAGAGGTAAGTAAAAGAGTAAGTAAAAGAGTAAGTAAAACGGTAAACATTAATAATAAGACTAAAGACAATAAGACTATAACTCTCTCACGCGCATGCGTGGGAGAGCTGTTTCCGGAAGATAGTTTTTTCGATAAGTCTTTAGAAGAATGCTATCAGGAACTGAAATCTAATCAGTCATGGGCGGAAACTGTAACGATGAATACTCGTTCTTCCGGTTATGATGAATTTACGATAGAAGCCTTTTACGAGTGTTTGAAGCAATTCTTTATGAAACTACAAAATGAGGGTGAAACGACAAAGTCGCCAAAAGGCGCGATGTCTCACTTTGCCCGATGGTTGAAATTAGAACTAAGCAACAAAAAAGATGGAAAAAGTAAGAGAACAGATACAGATTCAGAAACAAAAATTAAAGTGCGGACCATCAAGCTATGACCCGATTGCTTTTAAGAATTCGATGAATTTGTTCCGAAGATGTTGTTTATATGTATGCCCAAATTTTTGCGTTGACGATCGAAATCGCGAAATCATGAATGAGATTTTTTTATATCTCATCGGAGGGTCGAACGTTTTAGACCGCAGCAAAGGATTGTGGCTATATGGTTCTGTAGGAACCGGAAAATCCTGCATATTGAAAATCATACAGATGTATGACAGGTATAGCAACGGAAAAGACAAAACAGGATATTACCTACAGGGAGGATTCCCGATAGAGGCAGCAGCTTTCGTAGCTAACCAGTATTGCAAGAAAGGCATTGACGGAATCTTAAGTTATGACGGTTCAAATGGAATAGCGTTAGGTCTGGATGAAGTCGGACGAGAGCCTAAGGTAAAGCATTACGGGACAGAGATGGATGTGATACAGTACATACTTCAAATGAGATACGACAACAGGAGAAGTTGTACAACATTCGTGACTACTAATTTATTTCCGGAAGAGATTCATTTAAAATATGGGGAATATATTGCCGATCGAGTTAACGAAATGTTTAATGTTGTGGAAATCGGAGGTAAAAGTCGAAGATAATTGTATCTTTGAAAACTATTATAAAAAAACAAAAAACCATGAAAGAAAAAAAACAGCAACAAGAAGATGATAATCAATTTAACATGAACCTTCTTTACGCACCTGAATTAGAAAAAGCTGTATTGGGTACATTAATGACTGACAAAAAGGCTTATGCGTTAATAAGTGATATTCTTCGTCCAGAATCTTTTTACGAATATCGACATCAACTGATATATGCTGCAATAATTACCCTCGCGGTCAATCAAATGCCGATAGATATTCTAACTGTAAAGGAGCAACTTAGCAAACGAGGCGAATTAGATAAAATTGGAGGACCAGCTTATATAACTCACTTGAGTAGCAAAGTAGCATCATCGTCTCAAACGCAGTATCACGCCCGAATCATTGCACAAAAGTATATATCCCGCCAATTACTTGCACTTGCAACAGATATTCGCTTAAAAGTATTCGATGAAACCCAAGATGTAGAAGATTTAATTTCGGAAATCAGAGGAAAGCTGACTGATATATCCTCATTAAATACGGAACATGATTGTATTCAGATTAACCCCGTGATTGATGAAGTCTATAAACTAATTCAGAAGGCAGCTACACGAACTGATGGACTAAGTGGTTTGGAAAGTGGATTCACTAGATTGGATAAAATGACATGTGGCTGGCAGAATGGTGATTTGATTACTATAGGAGCACGTCCTGCAATGGGGAAAACAGCATTTATTATATCTATGCTAAGAAATATGGCGGTCAACTTCAGAATTCCAGTCGCTTTGTTTTCTCTTGAAATGAGCAATGTGCAGTTAGTCAATCGTCTTATCACCAATGTCTGCGAAATTCCAAGTGAGAAAATCAAGAGCGGACAGCTTGCCTGTTATGAGTGGCAGCAATTGGACTATAAACTAAAAGATTTGCAAGACGCTCCTCTTTATGTAGATGACTCACCACTTATGAAAATGGATATTTTGTGTAATAAGGCACATTATTTAGTAAAAGAAAAGGGTGTTAAGTTGATTGCTATCGACTATGTTCAATTGTTATATAATGACATCAAATATACAGAGAATAGATATTCGGAAATAAATTACTTCACAAGAAGATTAAAATCTTTAGCAAAAGAGCTGAATATTCCTATTATTATTACATCGCAATTGAATCGGGCAATTGAATCTCGTGAAGGGATTGATGCTAAACGTCCTCAGTTAATAGATTTACGTGATAGTGGTACATTATGCGATGATTCTGATATGGTTCTTTTTTTACATCGGCCAGAATATTATAAGATTTTTCAAGATGATCGAGGAAACGATATGCGAGGTATGGCAGAAGTAATTATTGCTAAGCATCGTAACGGTGCACTAGGTGAAATATTATTGCGATTCAAAGGCGAATTCTGTCGCTTTTCAAATCCAGAGGAAGACATATGTATTCCCATGCCTGGTGAACCCATCGGTACGAAACTTGGTTCTTCTTCAATCTCTAAAACCAAAGTGCCATTCTCTATAGATAATCAAATTAAAGATGATGGTCCATTACCTTTTTAAAATATTCGCTGAATTAATTTTCTCTTCAATATTTTTTCTATCTTTGTAAAAGAATGGTGTTGCGCCGGATTTTGAAGAAAAAATCCGGCATTTGTTATTTGTAAGTTACTGAAACACTAAAGTATTCTCTTTGCTATGTCATACTTAATTTAAAAAATTAAAATTATGGCAAGTGAAGCAGTAAATAATTACATAACTAAACGCTACGAACGCTGGCTTGATTACTCTTTGTATCATTGTGGGCTTGCTGGTATTTCAGACGAAGCAACAGACGTCTTGAATGAGGTCATTTGTTCGCTCCTTCAAAAGAAAAGCAGGTTACTGGATAAATTACTTGAGACAAAAAGAAATGGCTATACAGAACTTGATTTCTTTGTTTTGAAGATGATAAAGCTAAACGCATCCTCTCCTACTTCACAGTATAGGAGTAGATACAAGCCCCTGCCTGTGGATGATAATGTAGATTATTCCAGGCTAGATATTGAGGATATTTCAGATGAATCAGAAGATCGAAACGCTGAAATATTAGACAAGCTGCACATAGTAAGGGAAACATTCGAAAGCCTAAACCTTGGTACGACAGCTACCCGCGTTTTTGAGTATCGTTTCTTCCAGGATGGCAATTTCTCTGAATGGGAAGGCCCAGAGACATTGAAACAACTATATGAGATTTATAACGGAGTGCAGGAACTTATTAGAAAGAAAATTAATGGAAGTTCATTGTTCTAATTTGCAATATTATTACTTT